CCAATATATGAAATCAAAATTATTATTTTTTTCTGTATTTATTTTTATCTCTGATTATATCAATAACCTCATCAAAGATAATCTTTTTTCTAGTTAAAAACAAGTCTGTGTCAGAATAAAATCCATCGTAAATTCGTTCAATGTCCGACATACCTGCCCAACCAATAAATTTATATCGTTTATTCTTTGGTCCATAAAGTTTATTAACATTAACTCCGAATAGTTTACCCATTCTTTCATTTAAAGTTTCTATAAACTTAACTGAACCCCCAACAATTCTCAAGTCCCCTCGTTTAGAATGATCTCTTTTATCTTCATTAATTCTAATACACCCATCACCATCAAAATATCCTCGTAAAAAATGTCTTTCAATTTTTTCATCAATTTCGGGGTAATATATTGTGTATGTTTTATTTTGGTGTAGTCCAATATTTTTTAAATCATTTATCATTTTTTTACTAGAAAACCCAATTTCACAAATATCTCTATTATTGCTTCTCCATATTTTAACTTCACTATCTAATAAAGATATAAACTTTTTAAGTATATCTTCATCTTTATTATTAATTTTGATGTTTAATTTATATCTATATTCTTTTGGGTTATCAATTAAACATCCGTCCGCAAAAATAAAACCAAGAAAATAAGCTTTTTCAGGAGTATCTATTACCTCAAAATAATTTTCATTAAATTTTTTTCTTTTCATAATGATCCTTTACTAATTCTTGTATAAACTTAGAGATACTAATTTCTTCATTCTTCATTTTATCAAATAAAAATCGATCAATACTAATGCCGTATTTTACCTTTTTATCTTCTTCATCTTTTTTTGGTCTTCCTGGTTTACTCATATTATATAAATATATATAAATATAAAAAAGTGCGTCAAATAATAAATATTATTTTAATATTTATTTTCAACACTTAATTAATTAAATTATAAACATGGAAGAGAAAAAAGCAACAGAAGTAAAATGCGCGACTTGTGATGAAAGTAAGCAAGTTAAAAACACACAATCGTTTGTTTTAATATTTGGTGGAATATTTACCTTTTTTGGTATTTACGGAATTGTTTCATTTATTAAAGATATTATATCTTTATTCTAATTTCTTTTGTGTCTAACAAATTGATTGACAATCAAGTCACCAATTGTTTCTAATTTAAATCCTTTTAATTTTACTCGTAACGGGATAGATGTGTCAACATTTTTAGGAAGTTTCACACTTAAAGACCCTTCAGGATGTGGGATGTTAATTGTACCTTCCTTTAAATCTTCAATTGTTATAAAAGCATTATAGATTAAATTATTACCAATCTTATCAAAATTTTGTTCTGGTTTCAAATCAATTCTAATGATCAAGTCACCATATGTTCCATTTTTAAAGTCCCCCATACTATTCAATCTTAAAAACTGACCATTATCTATACCATGTGGTAAATTAATCTCCACACTTTTCATTTCTGTTGTGGATGAATTACCATTACACACAAAACATTTCTCTTTAAAGTTGAATCCCCTACCTGAACATGAATCACATGCGGTTTGCATTATTTGAACAAACATTCCTGACCCCATTTGTCTAATTACCATTCCTGAACCATTACATCCATTACATGTTATTTTTTCACCACCGGTTCCGTTGCAAGGTTCGCACTTACTTTGTCTACGATATGTTAAATTTTGTTTACCCCCTATAAAAGACGACAAAACACCTATTTGTATTGTTATGTTTGAGGTATGTACTGGTCTTTGTGTTTGAGCTCTTTGGTTAAACATAGATCCAAAAATATCATTCATGTTATTTGACCCCCCAAAAGGATTTCTACGATTTTGATCGTATTGTCTTCTTTTTTCACTATCACCTAACACATCATACGCTTGTGATATTTTTTTAAACTTATCTTCGTTTCCTCCCGCATCAGGATGGTTTTCTTTGGCAAGTTTTCTGTAATTCTTTTTAATTTCGTCTTGAGTGGAATTTTCTACCACTCCTAATACTCCGTATAAGTCTTCGTTATTCATTTATTGTAATTGATTTGTATCTTTTAGTTATGGATTACTTAATAGTTCTATTTAAGAATAAAAAAAGAAAAAAAATAATCAACAAGTTTAAAACACTTGAGAGAGCAAAACTTTTTTATAATCAAAAAATTAAAGAAAGTGAGTTGGTATATTTTGATAAAAAAGTCGAGAATGCAAATGAATGTGATTATGAATTAGGTATTGTCTGTAAGAAAGATGGTAACTTTGAGATGTACTACATTAAGGACCCCTTAGGTAGACAGCTTAAGGTTGATGTGGACGATGATTATAAGATAATAGAGTTGACCCCTTACAATGTTCCTGAAAGTATATATGATGTCACCAATAAGACAAAAATTTTCTTTGAGGAATTTATTAAAAAGTACTTATTAAAAAAATCATTAAAACTTATTTCAAAACTTAATAATAAAGTTGTTGTACAGGACGATGATCGTTTGAATCTATTCTCATTCAAAAATGAATCTGAGTCTCATAGATTTTTAAATTCTTTAAATGTTTATATGATTGATAACGGAAGAATGGATTGTTTAATTGTTTCTGAAACATCTAAAGCTCAGAAAAAATATTTGTATGAAATTTTAAGTGAAATGGGTATTGATAAAAAATTACTCTACAGAACCAGTACCACTTTTAAAGAAAGAAAATAATTTATCTTTAATTGTTTTTTTTTTTGGTTCTTTAATAACAAGTGGTTTAAAGTTTTCATTTATAAAAACATGTTCCGTACCTGAAATATCTATTGAAAACCTGTTATGCGAACGATCTATTTTTCTAAAATTAATTTGTACTTGTTTAAAGTCTTCGTCAATTAATTCATAAACACATATTACTTTTCCATCAGGGAACATAGTTTGTATTGCGTCTGTCACCAAAGCTAAACCTTCAATTATGCTAGTATTACTTTCTTTATTTTCTCCCATAATGTTAATTTTTTCTTTGGTTCAACTATTTGATTGACTTCAAGTTCTTTAATAGACTCAATGAATCGTTTTTTTTCTTTTTCTAAATCCATTTTGTCTTTTTCAATTTCACTCTTCAACCAAGTTATTGCTTGTTCCTCCTTCGTTAAAATCTTCTTCTCCATCATTTAATTGTTGTTCTAATAATTCAAACTTGAGTGTTTGAAGGTTTTCTAAATTCTTACTTTCAAAAATCTTTTTTAGTTCGTCAATTTTTTGTTTTAAAAGTCTTTCTTTCATTTCAATTTCTTTATTATATGAAATGATATTCTTAATGTTTTGGACCGTTTTATCAAGGTTTATTTGATTAAACTCACTAACAAAAGAAAAAAATCTTTTATCTTCATTAACTTTTTGATTTTCCATTATTTTATCTTCATCAACAAACCTTTTTGGTATTTTCCATGTAATTGGAAATTCTATATCAATACTTAAATATGTTTTTAATTTTCTTATTGAGACTAAATAATTAAATATGTCTTTAAATTCGTTATACATAATTTATAGGTATAGTATATAGGTTATTAGGTATGTAAGAAAAAAATAATTGGATATTTTCTCCCAGATCCCATAAGTTATTTTTTGCGGTGCATCACTTATTAGTGATTTAAATATTTTGAAGATTTGATTCAATACATACAAAATAGACAACACAAAAAGGAAAAGAAAAAAAATATCCAACTTTAACATAATTAAATTACTTTTTTCTTTCTTCTAAAATTTCTGTTCTTAACAGTTGAAGCAGATTTTTAAGATCTTGTGAAGATTTTCTAGCTCTTGTACCGGCACTTTTGTTACCTGTGTAAAATTTGTTAACATCAGCACTTAGTTGTTCGGTCAATTCTTTGATTTGTTCAATTGTACTATTCATTTTATTAAAAATTATTGTTTATTACATTTAAATTACATTTTTTATAATTAATGTAAAGTTTATAGTGTGAGATTTTTATCTAAGGTTTTGTAAATATTATAAATTAAATCTAAATCAACTTGAGTAAATGGTTTTTCTCGATTGAATAAGTCGATAAAGAAATTGTCTATTGAATTTGTTATAACATCTTTATTTTGATTGTAGTAAATTTCTTGAAATAAGTTGAAAAAGTATTCTCTGTGTTCCCCTTCAAATTCAAAAGTTATACTTTCTCTTTTGAAATTTTCCAAAATTTTATTCCAACACCACTCAAAATGTTTTAAGTTGTCACCCTCAGTCATTTCAACTTTGGTTTCATTACTATTTTCAGAATTACCTAAATATGTGGATTTAATTAGAAAAAACAAACTAAATGAAAAATCATAATACAATTCCATTTTTTCAGGGATTATATTATTAACTCGAAACCAAATATCAACTTCTTCGGGATCTAAATTCTTAGTTATGTAATTAAAAAAATTATCCATAGCCATCTCTAACTATGAATAATTATAGGACAAGGTATTTTTTTGTAAATTATTGCGTCTTTCTGTTGTATCCCATTAACTGTTGGATTCTGCCAAACTCTTCGTTTAGTTGATTTTCCTGTTTAATGTTTTTACTTTCTTCCAACTTGTTTAAAACACTTTGAGCTGTTTTTTTACCTCTTTTAGACTTAAGTGTACCTCTTTCAGTTTCTTCACCGGCTTGATCAACAGGTTGTGGTTGTCTCTTATAAGAAGCATTCATCTGTTCTTGACCATATAAGTTATCTTTGAAGTTCTTATAGAATCTCTCCCCTACTTCACTTGGTACAACATTACCTAAAGCCTTACCGTCTTTATCAACTTGTGCGTTTCCATTAGTACTACTTCCAACTAATTGACCTTTAATTTTTTCATCATTAGGTTTGATTTCATCATAAA